GTATATTTGATACTGATAAGTTATCAAAGCTAATATCAATCACTAGTGGTGAATTGTCAATTTCATTAGAAAAAATCAAATCAGTTTATACTAAAATGAATGTTGCTGATTTAAATTTTGATCTAACGTATTCTTTAGCAGATATTTTAATATTAGGTAAAACTACTTGGTATGAAGATCCTGAAGAATGGGAGATTGAATTAGATTTACAAATGGAGGATGTTGATCACTTAATCAAGGCAAAAAATGCGTTATCTGACGTAAATAACATGTTAATAACAACGACCCAAGATTTTGACGGTAATAATGTGTGTGAGTTTATATTCGGTGATAATACCGGTTTTTCCAACAAGATTACATATCAAATAGTAGGTAAAATAACTGAAAGTGAATTATCAATCCCATTTGATTCAGATGTATTTAAATCAATATTAAACTCAAATAAAGATATGGATTCAGGAACATTAAAATTATCTAAAAAGGGTATGATAAAATTAGAATTTAAATCAGATTTAATAGAAAGTGTATATTACGTAGCAAGAAATGAGTAAACCAACATTAGTAGATTTATTATGGGTTTGTGGTTGTGGTTCAATGAACGCAGCTTATAGAGAAACCTGTGGTGGATGTAACAAACCAAAAGAAAAATTATGAGTGAACAAAAATTACCAGACGCAAAATTACATCAACGAATTTCATTTTTTAAATCTGCAATTAGATTAGGAGCATGTGCTTTTGGTTTCTTTGGAATGATAGAAATTGGATTTATAGGCTTATTTCTAGCAGAGATAGTAGGAATTGGAGAAGAACTAGTTTAAATGAGTAGATTCAACAAATTAATTGGTGCTTTCGGTAATATGCCTTCTATATTAGAGGGGATAAAAAACAAGCTATTCACTAATGATGAGGTTGAAGAAATAGCTAAAATCAGGGGTAGTATTTGTGAAACGTGTCATAATTTTGACACTGTAGGAAGTAGTTGCGTAGTACCTGGTACAGCTCCTTGTTGTAAGGATTGTGGTTGTATATTAAATTTAAAAGTAAGATCTTTATCTGCTAGTTGTCCTATAGGTAAGTGGTCAGCATTTATGGATGAAGATGCCGAGAAAAAACTAAAGGATAGTTTATAACATCGATTTTACTTAGTTATTATATATGTATACTGGAACAAACATTTAGCTAGGGCACTTGTTATGTTTAAATTAAATTAATCGAGAGCTTCGGCCTCACAAAACCAAATGATATGAGTACATTAAATTTACTAGAAAAGCACTTATCGCCTTTCGACATCCTATTTAGGAACCACTTTAACACTGAAAGCACATTTCAACCTGCTTCAGATTCAAAACAACCACACCCACTAAATATTTTTCACGACGAAAACGGACTTTACTTTGAAGTTGCCTGTACTGGGCTAACTAAAAATGATATCCTTATTGATATCGAGGGAGATATTTTAAAAATTAGTTATAAAAAGCCGATAGATGAAAAATTCCATGAAGGAATGATTCATAATGGTTTATCTAAAAAATCTTTTGATATAAGATACAAGATAGCAGCCAGATTTGATCTATCAGTAGTAGCAGCGGAAATGCAAAACGGATTATTAGAAATAACTATCCCAACTGCTGACAAAGCTAAGCCAAAGTCTATTAAAATTAAGTAAAAACAAGCGCAAAAAAACGTGTCCTAGCGATGTTTTTTTCGTATATTTACGTATAATTAAATAGATAACACACATGGCAAGAAAACCAAATTCACTTACATTGATAGAAGATCCGTGCTTAGAGCCGTTCTTTATCACAAAAGATGAGCATTGTTACACCGTTAACAGAAAGGTAACATCCAATGCTAATCATTTTAGGTCAACAGGAAAAAGCAAAACGTATTCAAAAGCATTAACGTTCCATGCTAAATTTCCAAGCGCATTAAAAAGTATAACTGAGGAACAGTTACACGACAAGAAACATTACACCAGTCTAAGTGATTTTCTAGACAAATTTTTAACAATTGAAACTAACATTAAAACATTCTTAAATGAAAAAGCTTGAAGCATTATTCGACGCGGTTATCGTTAAACCCATTGAAAACGAAGAAACACTATATGGGAACATAATCGTTCCAGATATGGGTAAAGAAAAAAATGAATTCGGTGAAGTTATTGCCGTTGGAAGTGGTAGATTTACCTTAATGGGTGAACATATACCTATGCAGGTTAAAGTTGGGGATTTAGTAGTATTACCAACACAAGGATTTACTAAATTACCATTTGATGGTGTTGAGTATTATGTCGGTCCTGAAAACCAAGTACTAGCTAAAGTTCATCAATCAGTTGCAGAAGTATTAGCAGATACAGAAGTGTCTAGTGAAGAAATTAAAAACCTAAACGACATATAAATGGAGAATAAAATTGAATATGGCAAAAATGCCAGAAAGAACCTAATGAGAGGTATTGATAAGCTAGCAGACGCAGTTGTATCAACACTAGGACCTAATGGGAGGAATGTAGTAATATTTAAAGGAGCAGCTGAAGCACCTCAATCCACAAAGGATGGAGTAACTGTTGCTAAATCTATTTTACTAGATGACCCAAGTGAAGAATTAGGTGTATTGCTTATTAAACAAGCAGCAGTTACAACTGGAGATAAAGCAGGTGATGGTACAACAACATCAACTTTATTAGCTAGAGAAATCATTAAATCTGGATTAAATAGTTTAGATAATGGTGAAAATGCAACTCAAATTAAAAGACAAATTGATGAAGCTGTTAAGTTAGTAGTAAAAGAACTACAAACCAACATATCAGAAGATATATCAGCCGAAGGTCAATTAGAACAAATTGCATCTATATCAGCGAATAATGATTTGGAAACTGGTAAATTAATTGCACAAGCAATTGATAAAGTTGGTTTAGAAGGTGTAGTACACATTGAAGAATCAAGAACAGGAGAAACATTTCTTGAAACTGTAGAAGGAATGCAATTTGATAGAGGTTTTAAATCACCTTATTTTGTAACTGATAATAATACAATGCAGAGTGTTTTAGATAATCCTGCTGTATTGATATTAGATCAAAAATTAAATTCAGTTAAAGAATTACTACCAATATTAGAAGCAGTATCAGGACAAGGTAAATCGTTGTTGATTATTGCTGAGGATATTGATAATGAAGCTTTAGCAACTTTAATTGTAAACAAGATGAGAGGTACAGTTAATGTATGTGCTGTAAAAGCACCTGATTTTGGAGACAGAAGAACTTTAATTTTAGAAGATATTGCAATCACAACAGGTGGTGTAGTGTTTGATAAGAAAAAAGGAATGAAGTTGGATAAATTTAGCTGGGAGTGGTTTGGAGAAGCTAGAACAGCAACTATTAGTAAAGAAGAAACAACAATAGTAGATGGAAAAGGAGAAGTTGACGCAATTGAAGCACGTATTGAAGAGCTACAATCGCAAATCGAAAAAGCCCAAACTCCGTACGAAACCGAACAACTTCAAAACAGATTGGCAAAATTCGTTGGAGGAGTAGCAATTGTGCACGTTGGTGGTAATACAGACACTGAAATGCGTGAGAAAAAAGATAGAGTTGATGATGCTTTACATGCAACAAAAGCTGCTATTGAAGAAGGAATACTACCAGGTGGAGGTGTTGCTTTACTACATGCTATTAGTGTTTTAGATGATACTAAAAAGGGACATAGAATAGTTAAGAGAGCATGTACTAAACCATTTGAACAAATCTTAATAAATGCTGGATGGGAAGAAAAAGACGCATCCGCAAAAGGTTCATATGAACTAAAAGGTAAAGATAAATGGTTAGGTGTAGATGTAGAAAGTGGTAAAATTGTTAACTTTAGAGAAGCTGGTATTATTGACCCAACTAAAGTTACAAGATTAGCATTAGAAAATGCAGCATCTATAGCAGGCACAATTTTATTAACTGAGTGTACTATTACTCAAGATAAAAAAAGTGATGCCGAAAAAATGAGAGTGTTACAAGATGCACAAGCCGGTAACCTCACAGATAATTATTAATATTAATAACAATAAATAAATAAAAACAAATGAACAAACAAGAATTATTCGAGGCTATTGAAGCAAACTTCAATACCTTATCAGAAGAACATGCAGGAACTACAAAAGCATCACAACAACGTGCTCGTAAAGCTGCAATGGCAATCAAGAATTTGATTACAGACTATAAGAAAGCATCTGTAGCAGAATCTAAATAATTTATTTGGGGGAGCTTGTCTCCCCCAATTAATTTTCGTATATTATGGACATGAAAACAGATACAAACAAAACACAAGTAATAGAGGATATGATCCTTATTGCTCGTAGAGTACCACCAGGAGATAAGTGGCGATTAGTTGCTAATGAACCAGATGGTCCTTTACATAAAACATTAACAGATACGTTAGAAGCGTACATGACAAAAACCGGATTTAGAGGCGAATATAGACTCGCACCTTTAAAAAGTGAATTGTATGCTATATCAACGACTGAAAAGAAAATTGAACCAGTAAAAGAACAACGTTATTCAATATATGGAGAATACTAATAGTTTACTTAACGAGAAGTATAGACCAACAGAACTAAGTGATTATGTGGGTAATGGTAGTTTAAAATCTACTATAGCAGCACAATTGTATAATAATGATATACAAAATTATTTATTTTATGGACCTGCTGGTACAGGTAAAACCACATTAGCTAAATTAATCGTTAATAAACTTGATTGCGATTATCTTTATATTAATGCCTCAGATGAAAGAGGTATTGACACAATTAGAGATAAAGTATCTGGGTTTGCTAGTGTAGCATCTTTTAAACCCATTAAGGTGGTTATTTTAGATGAGGCAGATTTCCTTACTATACAAGCACAGGCTTCTCTTCGTAATATTATTGAAACATTCTCACGTACAACAAGATTTATTTTAACTTGTAATTATATTGAACGCGTAATAGATCCCTTACAATCAAGGTGTCAAACTATTAAAGTAGTTCCTCCTACTAAAAAAGAGGTTGCAGTACATATAGCTAGTATTTGTGATAAGGAAAGCATAAGTTATGAACCAACTGCCATTGGTAAAATTGTAAACAAGTTCTATCCGGACTTACGTAAGATGCTTAACACTGTCCAAGCAAGTAACATCGAAAATACTCTAGTATTAGATGATTCATTACTTGTTAGTACTAGCTATTTGTCTGCTATTTTAGTAGAATTAACAAAAGCAAAACCTAAATTTAATACTATTCGTCAAATAATTGCTGACTCTAATGTTGATGATTTTGAAGAATTATTTAGATTTTTATACGATAATGCTGACAATTATCTTCCTGGTAAAGCAGGTACAGCAGCTTTTCTAATTAATGAGCATCAATATAAAGCTAATTTTAGAATTGACAAAGAGATTAATGTAATGAGTTTAATTAATAATTTAATAAATACTAAGTAAAATGGAAGCACCAAAACAACCAAACATTGATTTAAAATCAACAGAAGGAATGAAAAACGCTGAAGGCGGGAGTATATTCAAATCAGGAGTTATCTTAAGAAAGATTTCTAAATTCGTAGCAGGAACAGATAATGATGCTATAATGCCTATTCCAATTTTTTATGATCCAAATACTAATAAAATTTTAGGTGAAGGATTACCATTAGAATTGAGAGAGGAATTAAAAGATGAAATAGTATAATGAAAAATATCTGGGATTGGCTTAAGCAAATAAATAGTCTTAAAGCTGATCCCAGTTCCTTTTCTGATGAAGAATGGGAATTGTGGAACAGTTATATGATTCATAGATTTATGTCTATGAACCCAGATTATTTAGACTTAGTAAACGAGGCACAACAGATTATGCCTCAGCACAAGAAGGAAATTTATAGTATTTATAGAGAATTTATACCTAAGAATAATAAATGGAATAAATACATTAAATCTAAGACAAAACAACGAAACAAACAATTGATAGAATACCTCAGTAGTTATTGGGAGTGTTCGCAAACTGAATCAAAAGACTATATAAAGTTTTTGGATAACGATGAAATCGTTCGTATATTAACATCAATTGGATTAAACAAGAAAGAAATTAAACCATTATTAAAATGACAAAAGAACTATACAACATGCTATTTACCTCTGCTCATGCAGATAAAGCCAAATCTCTATTATCACTAGAATTACTAGGTAATAAGGGAGTTGGTATTGGTGACCATTCAACAGTTGATTTCTATAAAAATGCAGAAGAAGCACTTATTAGTTTAGTTGATGCTGATGATAGATTAAAAGCCTTAGATGATTATTTTCCTCAAAAACAATCAATCAATGGGTAGTTCAGTTACAAATTATTACGATAAACTTGAAAAAAAAGTTAAAAATATGAGCGATAGAGAAATTATGAATTCTAAAAACGGTGTAACAGCAGCAGTCCAAATATTTGAACAAGAATACCCACACTTATCAAAAGAATTTAAAGAAATACAAAAAGAAATGTATAATATGTTTGCTGCTAAGCATATGGATTATGGTTTAAATAACATAACATTAGGTGGAGATATTCTTAATAGTAAGGATGATAAAAAATTCTCACTAACAGGTTTATGTATTCGTTTAACAGATAAAATATCACGTTTAAAAAACTTATTAATTAATGGTAAGAATTTTGTTAAAGGTGAGGGTATGGAAGATACATTTCTAGATATTGCTAATTATGGTATAATAGGTCTTTTAGTAGGTCGTGATAAATGGAGAAAGTAGTTTGGCAAAAAAGGTACCAAATATTGTTAAGGAGATTAAAAATAATCCACCACCAGGGATAAACTTTGCATTTCAGAAGAATATATCTTATTCTCAAATGTCAATATTTAGAGGTTGTCCTCATAGGTGGAAACTCCAGTATAAAGATAAAATCAAACGGTTTACATCTTCTATACATACAGTATTTGGTACTGCAGTACATGAAGTAATGCAACACTATTTGGATGTAATGTATGAAAAATCAGCAGCATTTGCTGATAGAGACATAGATATGTCTGAATTATTTCAAGAAAAATACATAGCCGAATATCAAAAGCAATATAAAGCAAACAAAAATCAACATTTCTCTGATGCAGTTGAAATGAGGGAATTTTTTG